TGCATTTCAAGTGAGGGGAAATGCACAAAAACCTAGAGTTCATTTTAATGGCTTGAACTCCGAACTTACCCGGTCAAGCTAGGCGTTAATGCATTGCAACATTGAGTCTAGACTTCACGCTCCCCGTAACTTGACCCCAGATCCCTATTCACGACACTAGATGCTAGCCACTAGGCCACTACTAAGGGATCAGGGCTCAAGTTCCTTTGACGCCAAAGTATGCTATCAAAGGGAAAGCAATAGCTACTGTAAGAATAATTATTCTTAACTCAATTGGAGCAGCCCAAAATATTTGAAACATCTCAATCATTTAACTTACCTTTCTCTTATAAGTCATAACAGGATTAATTGCTGTTGTATATCTTTCTTTGATTGGATCAAAGAAACAAACGTATTTGTCCCCATTTTTTGTCCAAGTTCTACAACCAACCTTATTTAAATGACCTGCTCTAAAAATAGTTGTACCATATTTTTTAGCAAACCAACTAATTACAAAATCAGTTTTATGTTCTGCTGATTTTACTTTTTCAATTAACTCTTTTATTTTATTTGTATCTATATCTTTCATATTGACATCATATAGAATGTGGGATAGATTGTCAAGTAGAAAGAGGTAAATATGGGACATATGCCAAAATATAAAGTGGAACATTATGAAAAGAAAATAAGACGTCATTTTGAACCATTAATTGAAGAACAAGAACTGTTGGTCAAACAATATAAGACCGACGCAACTGATAGGATCGTTGTAAAACTCGCAAAGAAAATGGGAGCTGACAAAATCCTTGATGCTTTAGAAAAAGCAGAGACACAACTTGAACGTGTGCAACATCAAGCTAAAACTTTTTTTGTTAAGAAAGCAAAGAAAGACGAAGATGGCAACAAAAACCTGACATACGATATGGATAGCAAAAGCAAACCAGCAACTTTAAAAATGTGCAGAGAACAATTAAGGAAGTGGGCAGAAACTCTGGTTGATAGAGAATTGAGAACAAGACCAGAAGGCAAACAACTTGCCCAGCTCGAAGCTCTTAAACAAAGGTCAGAAGACATTGTGTATGAGAACGGAGACGACCAAGCAATAGCTAAAGCTCTTGATGATTGTACCAAGAAGATTGGTATAACTTGGGTTGTGGATACTTCAAACATAAAACAAATAGCTAGCAAATAAACTTGACAAAGATCATAGTCCCGTATATTATGGGACTATGACTAAACATATAGAATATAAACTACAAGATAAAAAAACAGGTAAGTTGCATAACTATTCTTACCGACATAATAGATTCAACGGTGAAGCTATTTTGTTAACACTGAAGGAAGCGGACAAGTACGATGCTATCATTAACAATGAACGTGCCGCAACTGAAGAGGACGAGTTAAGACAGGACGTCGGCATCTCCAAGTTATGGGAAGCTGTTAGACGTGACCTTGATTGGTTTAGGAAACATAATCCTAAAGCTTATATGGTTTTATTAGATTAGTAGAGAGCGGGTAGCACCCTGATGCGGTGCACTCTCTACCATAGGTTGTGCGCCCCTGCGGGGCGCAGACCACAGAAGTAGGACCCAACGACGGGTCAAAATTCCTTGCAACACAGACCCCGGCCCACCCTAAAACAAAAAGGGGTCCCACTGCTTTTTGCTTTATGCCTTGATTTAGACTGTTAGCCCTGATAAAAACATTTTGAACATCTTTCAAGGTGCAAAAATTTTTAAAAAATTTTTATGAATTTAGATAAAGTCGATATAAGTAAACTACCCGCAGACGTTAGAAAGACATTTAAAAAACTGCAAGTAATGCACGCAGAAAAAAAGATACAAAACAAGGCTAAGAATGATTTCTTGTCTTTTGTAAAATGTGTATGGCCTGAGTTTGTAGAGGGGTCCCATCATAGGCACATTGCAGAAAAATTTAATAAATTGGCAACCGGTGAACTAAAACGCTTGATTGTGAATATGCCACCAAGGCACACTAAATCAGAATTTGCGTCTTATCTTTTGCCTGCTTGGATGGTGGGCCGTAATCCAAAATTAAAGATCATTCAAGCAACACACACAGGAGAGTTAGCAATAAGATTTGGACGTAAGGCAAAAAACTTGATCGATTCAGAAGAATACTCAAAGATATTTCAAACAAGATTACAAGAAGATTCTAAAGCTGCAGGCAGATGGGAAACCGCGCAAGGTGGTGAATACTTTGCTGCTGGTGTAGGTGGTGCTATTACAGGACGGGGCGCTGATCTATTAATCATTGACGACCCACACTCGGAGCAAGACGCAATGTCAGAAAATTCTCTAGAGAACGCATACGAATGGTATACATCAGGACCACGTCAACGTTTACAGCCAGGTGCTTCTATTGTCTTGGTTATGACAAGATGGTCAACCAAAGATCTAACAGCTCAGTTATTAAAAGCTCAAAAAGAAGTTAAGGGTGATCAATGGGACGTGGTTGAATTTCCTGCACTCTTGGACCACGGACCAGTGTGGCCTGAATATTGGAACTTGGATGAATTAGAAAAGGTCAAAGCAACACTACCAGTTAAAAAATGGAACGCACAGTGGATGCAGCAACCCACATCAGAAGAAGGAGCTATTATCAAACGAGAATGGTGGAGAGTATATGATTCAGATAACATCCCTAGTTTACAGCACGTCATACAATCTTACGATACAGCGTTCTTAAAAAAACAAACAGCTGACTACTCAGCTATTACGACTTGGGGTTTATTTTATCCTGACGCAGACTCACCTCTTAATCTGATATTATTAGATGCCGTAAAAGGTAGATACGAGTTTCCAGAGCTTAGACGTTTAGCTCTACAACAATACAAGTATTGGCAGCCAGAATCGGTGATTATAGAGGCAAAGGCATCAGGATTGCCTTTGACCTATGAACTTCGACAAATGGATATACCGGTTATTAACTTTACACCAAGCAAAGGAAATGATAAACACGCTAGAGTAAATGCAGTAGCCCCACTTTTTGAATCTGGAATGATATGGGCGCCAGATCAGAAATTTGCGGAAGAGGTCATCGAAGAATGTGCCGCCTTCCCACACGGAGACTACGACGACTTGGTCGATTCTATGACCCAGGCGGTAATGCGCTTCAGGCAGGGCGGATTGATTAAACACCCTGAAGACTATTTAGATGAAAACAAAGACCCTAGACCGAAAAGGTATTATGAATGATTTTATTTAGACTTATAAGACAATTTCAAAAATTAAACGGAAGATCGCCAACCCCTGGTGAATTACAACAATTAAAAAAACAAGCCGATAAAGCACCTCAACCTAGTAACATTTTACCTTTTAAATATAAAAAAAGTTTTGGTGATGAGGTTGATGAAATGATTGAAAGAGGTGAGATAACAATTGGCACCGCACCAAAGACCACTAAAAAGAAAGCAGCTGTAGATCCTAAATTTGAAAGAGCGGTTAAAGCTCAAGACGAAAGATCAGAGTCTTTTGCTGCATTTAAAAAAAGAATGGAAGATAAAAATAAACAGGCAGCTTTTAACATTGCTTTTAAAAGATACAAAGACATTGATAATAAACCTTTAGAGATTGACGAAGTAATATCTATTTATACAAACCTTGCTAAATATCCTAAAGGTAAAGGTATTATTATTGATGATATTGATGACATTAGAAAAGGATTTATGTTTTCGGGTATGGGAAATAGAAGTAGAGAAATGATTGCTAACAAATTAGACGATATAATTAAAAATAAAAAACTATCTAACCCTTTCGAAGAAGTAGAAGTAAGTGAGCAATTAGAGATGGATTTTAATCCAGAAGATTTTGATCCTAAAGGTATGGCTGGTGGTGGTTTAGCTTATATGCTTGGTTATTCTTCTGGTGGCCTTGCAGGATTACCTCCGGTAACATTGGGTTCGCCTGCACCTCAAGAACCAGCAGTTCCCACTCCACAAATTCCAGAAACTCCGATGCCTCAAGTTGAAGGAAAAGATGCTGTTCGAGAAATTGGAAGAAGAATGTCTGGAGGATCAGGTATTTTACAAATGCCTTTTGGAAGAGGATTTGGATACGGTATGGGTTATGGTCCTGATAGACCTATTGATTATGGACTTACCTATCAACAACCCGGTGGTATGGGTGAGGGTTTTGCAGGAGGAATAGGTTTTAAAAACAATCAACCAAGATTAGGAATGCAATTTAGAAAAAGGTTTTCAAGCGGAACACCAAGTGCTTCTATAGTGGAAATTATGAGTGTAATTGAAACATTACCTTTTGACCAAAAACTACAATTTTTACAAATGTTGCCACCATCGGTAAGAACAGAAGTAGAAGAAAGACTTGGAATGGCTAAAGGTGGTAGAATAGGTTTTTCAGTTGGTGGTTTTAACAAAGCCAGAAGAGCATTTTTAAAACTAATGGGTGGTGTTGGTGCTGGTATAGGTGCACTTAAAATGGGATTGCTTGGCGGTAAGAAAACATCTACTGCTGTAAAAGTAGTTGAGACGGTTAAAAAATCTGACGCTAAAGGAATGCCAGAGTGGTTTCCTAAACTTGTTGAAAGAGTAATGAAAGAAGGAGATGATGTAACCGATACTTATGGAACTATCGACAGAACAATTGTTAAAAAAACAAAATTACCTGATAATAAAACAGATGTCATTGTGGAAGTAGATTTAGCCAGTGGAGACACTGTGGTTGATATTGGAATGGGTAAACACGGATGGGTTGATGGGCATAACGGCCAACCAGCAAGAATAGAATTAAAAAAAGGTGACGTCATAGAAGAAGGACCAGCAAAAGGTAAAAAATCGGCAGATGAGTTTTCTGTAGAAGAAGCGGAATTTACTGGAGATGGAGAGAATATAAAATATGAAGATTCAAGTGTTAGTAATTATGGAGAGCACGGATCTGATTTTACTGAGGTTGAAAAATACGCAACAGGCAAGAACGTAGATGAGTTTAATATAAAAGGTACGAAAAAAAGAGAAGCACAGCAATTTGCTGAAGGCAGAGCAGAAATGCAAGCTGAAGAAGCATTTGAAGAAATAGATGAATTTGCATCTGGTGGTCTAGCAAAATTATTAGGAGAATAATGGAAATTTCAAAATACAGACAGATGTATGCGTGGCTTACGCGTCCAGGATACAACAAAGGCGGCAGAATTAATTTTGCTAATGGGTCAGCAGCTAAAAAAATAGATGCCTATACTCAAGCTAAAACTGATTTTAAAGGAAAAGTATGGGATACTGTTGAAGAAGCAGTAGAGTCAAATAAAAAAATAATGAAGAAATGGAATCCTCAAGTAGTTAAAGAAACAATGGTGGAAAAAAGACTTAGAAAATTTGGTAAGATAGATAAAAAGCCTTACATTCCCGCAGAAAAATTAGAAGCGACTATCGTAGAAGAATTTCAGAAAAAATTTCCAGATAAAAAAATAAAGTTAAGCGTTAAAGATGCTACATACTCAGATGGCAGAAGAAGAGTTGATTCTCCTGAATTTAAAAAATTTAAGGAAGAGTTTGTATCAAATAGATTTGTAAAAGGAGAAGAAGATATTTTAAAAGCTTATGCTTCAGCAAGAAAAAGACTAGGTTTTGTAAAAAAAGGTCAAGGACCGGGTCACTGGCAAGTTTTAGAAGAATTGAAGAAAAAAGGAAAAGGTGGGGTTGCTTCACGTATTAAAGAAATTCTTAAAGCTAATAATTTACCAACGAGACCTTTACCGGGTAATTTGAAACAAGTTATTAAAAATTCTTTTAATGAACTTGTTGATGCAGGAACCGAAATTGTTGATAGTAAAGCAGTTTACGACAACTTACCTGCAGAATTTAAAGGGACTAAAACTTCTCAACCAGATATTTATAAAAAAAGAACTCAAGGAGAGCTAGGTTTAAAATCATATATTAGAAGCATTTTAAAAGATGAAAAAGGATTTTTTGAAACAACACGTAGGAATACACCAGAGGCAATTGCAAAAAGAACTGCTTCAGTTAGAGCTTTGGGCAAAGGAAAAGGTCCGACTGAATATCAATTATCTAAAAGAGCTTTTCGTAAATATCTAGATCCTTTAAATATAAAAGAAGACATACGAAGTTTAAGACCTGAAAAAGCGGCACAGCTTCATCACGGATTGGCCAAAGCTTATGGAGAAGACGCAGCTAACTTATTATTTACAAGTGAAGTACTAAACGATTACGATGATGCAGAAAGATCTTTGTTTCGTCTAGCTTCTCAAAAAGATAAATTAGTTAGAGAACAACCACCTGGTTTTGAAAAAAGAATAAAACAAATAGAGGCTATTGAAAATAGAATAGTAAAGGGGAAATCTATCGAAGGAATAAAACTTCCAGCTGTCAAAAATGCTCCAGGAGGACAACCAGGACCAGGCCCTCAAAACGTTAAACGTCCATTTACAGTAAATAAGGGTCACGCCAAAGATATTGTGCAAGACATAAAAGGAGCTCCTGGAGAAGAAATAACAAAGGGTAGAAAAACAGATTACAGAAAGGGGAGAAAAGGTCTATTGGGTTATAGAAAAGTAGATCTTGAAAAAGTAAAAGATATTGATCCTGCTAAAAAAGTTGTTTTGGGAGAAGGCAAGATGAAAGGGATTGATCGTTCAAAAACTGTCGCGGGATTAGATAAAGACCCTATTTTTGAAAAAAGTTTTATGGACTTTGATAATAAAGACTCTTTAAATTTAGCGAAAAAAATGAAAGCTCAAGGTTTTAAGTGCACAGTAACTAAAGCCAATGGTGGACCAGCAAGTTGTAATAACCCAAGAGCTTATCTTGATGATATTGCTAAGCAAAGAGAAATAGCTAGAACCGGTTCGGGAAAACAAGCAATAAACGCTGCAAGAAAATTAAAAGGACTTAAAACTTTTATGACCTCAACTTTAGGTCCAGTGGCAATCGCAGGCGAGATAGCATTTGCAGTTCCTTTTGCATTAAGCGACTATGCTTCTGGAGAATCTACATCACGAATAATAAACAATGCTAGTTTTGGTTTGTTTGGAGATAGTGTACGAGATGAAATAGTAAAATATGGAGGAGAAGAAGCTGGATTAATATTTGATGCCCGAGAACGAGGAAAAAAATTAGACCGAATAGAAGAGCAAGGTGAAATGTTTATGGGACCTGACGATAGTATGTTGTATCCTGATCAATTAAAAGGAGCCACACAAAGGTTTGAAAAAAGTATTGAACCCTTTATGAAAACAGATCTTTCTTTACCACCTGGTATTGGTTTAAGATATTTTGATAGGGAAATGGCTGATCAAGCTTTTAATAAATTAAAAAACGCTCAGATGAATATAATGAAGGACAAAAGGATGAAACAAGAACAGAGAAGAGTTGAACCCGAAGAAGACTATTATGGGTTTATGGGAGCTAGAGGCGGTATAGCCAATGTTCGTAGACCAGGAGCAATTCCTCCTGATTCTGGGCCTATGCCTCAAGGGTTGGAATCTTTACTATATTATGTTAAGTAATGAGAGGAGTTTATAAATGGCAGAAATAGACAAGGAGCTCCGAGAGACAAGAACAGAAGTTAAGGTACCAGGCGCAACCGAAACTGATGTAAACGTCGAAGAGCAAATTACTGAACGAGATCCTGTAGAAGTAACACCAGAGGATGATGGTGGTGCAACAATTAATTTTGAACCTGGAGCAATCAACGTTCCTGGAACAGAATCTCATTTCGATAACTTAGCAGATTTATTACCAGACGATGTTCTAAGTCCAATGGGGTCTAGACTAAAAGACAACTATATGGATTATAAAAATTCTAGAAAAGAATGGGAACGAACTTACATTGAAGGGCTTGACTTACTCGGATTCAAATATGAAAATAGAAGCGAACCATTCCAAGGAGCTTCTGGTGCAACGCACCCAGTGTTGGCTGAAGCGGTTACACAGTTTCAAGCTACAGCATACAAAGAGCTGATGCCAGCGGATGGTCCAGTAAGAACTCAAATTTTAGGAATGGTTAACCCAATGAAAGAGCAACAAGCTCAAAGGGTTAAAGATTTTATGAATTATCAAATTATGGATCGTATGAAAGAATACGAACCTGAGTTTGATTCTATGTTATTTCACTTACCACTAGCTGGTTCAACATTTAAAAAAGTTTATTATGATGATTTACTAGGCAGAGCAGTTTCTAAATTTGTTCCTGCCGAAGATGTCGTAGTTCCGTATACTGCTACCTCATTAGCTGATGCGGAAGCGATAATCCACGTTGTTAAAATTTCTGAAAATGATTTGAGAAAACAACAAGTGGCTGGTTTTTATTCTGACGTAGATTTAGGTGCTCCTGGTTTTACATCTATTCCTGATCAACTTAAGGAAAAAGAAAGATCTATTGAGGGGACTGAAAAAACAGGAAGACAACAACCGATTTATACACTTCTAGAATGTCACGTAAATTTAGATCTAGAAGGTTTTGAAGATATTGGTCCAGACGGGGAACCGACTGGTATCAAGCTGCCTTACATCGTTACACTCGATGAAGGTAGTAATAAAGTTCTTTCTATTAGAAGGAACTTTGCGCCCAATGATCCAAAGAAACAAAGAATCCAATACTTTGTCCATTTCAAATTTCTGCCTGGACTAGGATTCTATGGATTTGGACTCATACATATGATTGGCGGATTGAGTAGAACGGCAACGGTCGCTCTCCGCCAATTATTAGATGCAGGAACTTTGTCAAACCTACCTGCTGGTTTTAAACAAAGAGGGGTGCGAGTAAGGGATGAAGCAGCACCAATTCAACCTGGTGAATTTAAAGACGTAGATGCCCCAGGAGGCAGTCTTCGTGACGCTTTCTTACCTTTACCTTACAAAGAACCATCAGCAACTCTATTACAATTAATGGGTATTGTGGTTCAAGCAGGACAGAGATTCGCAGCCATATCTGAATTACAAATCGGAGAAGGTGCACAAAATTCTGCTGTTGGTACAACAATGGCTCTTCTTGAAAGAGGATCTAAAGTTATGTCAGCAATTCATAAGAGAATGTATTTCTCTATGAAAGAGGAATTTAAATTATTAGCAAAATTAATTGCAACTTATTTACCTCCTGTCTACCCATACGATGTAGTCGGTGGTGCAAGAACAATTAAACAATTAGATTTTGATGACAGAATAGATATTTTACCTGTTGCTGATCCAAACATTTTTTCAATGACACAAAGAATTACATTAGCTCAAACTGAATTACAGTTAGCTAGTTCACAACCACAAATGCATAATATGTATATGGCTTACAGAAAAATGTATGAAGCTTTAGGAGTTAAAAACGTAGATCAAATATTACCACCCCCTGCACCAATGGCACCTAAAGATCCTGCCATAGAAAATATAGATGCATTAGGACAAAAACCTTTTCAAGCTTTTCCTGGTCAAGACCATAGAGCACATATTACTTCTCACTTAAATTTTATGGCAACAAATATGGTTAGAAATATGCCTGCGGTTATGGCTGCATTACAGAAGAACTGTATGGAACATATTAGTCTAATGGCACAAGAACAAGTACAACTAGAATTTAGAGAACAGATACAACAATTACAAATGCTTTCACAACAAGCTCCAGTTGATCCACAAGCTGCTGCACAAGTAGCACAGATCACTCAACAAATAGAATCTAGAAAAGCAATTTTAATTGCAGAGATGACCGAAGACTTTATGAAGGAAGAAAAGAAAATTACATCTCAGTTTGATGCTGATCCATTATTAAAATTAAAAGCAAGAGAAGTAGATTTAAGAGCTATGGAGAATGAGCGTAAGGCTCAAGAAACAGAAGCTAGAATTGATTTAGATAAAGCTAAATTAGTTCAAAGTAGAGATTTGACTGAAGAAAAACTAGATCAAAATGAAGAACTAGCAGAGCTTAGAGCTGATACCACTATGGATAAAGCTTTATTATCTGCCGGAGTTAAGCTTGAGTCAGATAGGATGAAGGCTAAAGATGTAAAAGTCTTGAAAGGCCCTAAATCTTAATATACATTAGGAGAACTATGGAAAACTATAAAAAACAAAAAACGGCTACTATCCCAAATCAGAACGTTAAGTATGACGAGAGAAGTAAAGCTAACGTAACTAGAGCTAGAAACGTTATTCCTACTGGTGACAAAGTCACTGTAAAAGGAACGGGTAAAGCAAGAAAACAATCAGCTACTTGGTACTAATATGGCCTGGTTCAGTTTAGCAAAAATTGCTTTGCAAGCTGGAAGTAAGATATACGCTAATCGTCAAAAAACGAAAATGGCTATGTCTGATGCACAGCTTATGCACGCAGAAAAGATGGCTCGAGGTGAAGAGCAATACCAGGGCAAACTTTTAGAAGCAAGGCAATCGGACTGGAAAGACGAATTTGTGCTCGTTATAATTTCGGCGCCGATCATAGTGCTTATGTGGGCCGTGATAAGCGACGATCCGGCAGCTATGGAAAAAGTAAAATTATTTTTTGAGTATTTTTCTACCCTTCCAAGTTGGTTCACAAATCTGTGGATTTTGGTTGTCGCGAGTATTTTTGGTATTAAGGGTACACAAATCTTTAGAAACGGTAAAAAATAATGGCTGGAATAGGGATAGCTAAAAGAGGATTGGGACTTCTTAAAAAATTTGAAAAAAAAGCAGATAAAGTTTCTGAAAAAATGATTAAGGAGATGAACTCTAAAAAACTAATAGAGAAAGCTAAAGGATATTCTAAATTAGTAGGTGGAACATTAGCAGCATCTGCAGCTATGCCTAGCTCAATAGAAAAAGACCCAAGAGTTAGAAAAGCAACAGGTGGTAGAGCAGAAAACCCAATAGCTAGAAACAAGAAGAATTACAGATCTACAAAGTCAGGAGCTGGTATGACACAGGCTGGTGTTGCTGCCTATAGAAGAGCAAACCCTGGATCTAAATTAAAAACAGCAGTTACAGGTAAAGTAAAAGCTGGTTCAAAAGCGGCTAATCGTAGAAAGTCGTATTGTGCCAGATCGTTAGGGCAATTAAAAAGATCTTCAGCTCAAACTAGAAACGACCCTAATTCTAGAATTAGACAAGCTAGAAGAAGATGGAAGTGTTAATGCCTTTCAAGTCTGAAAAGCAAAGAAAATATATGCACGCTAATCTTCCTAAGATTGCAAAACGATGGGAAAAGGAGTATAAAAAAGGTGGTAGAGTTTTACCAACAAGGGTTGCAATAGCAACCGGTTGTGGTAAGGTGATGGCTAATCGTAGGAAAAAAACAAAGTACTACACATAAGGAGCGATATGAGACAAAACGGAGTTAGAAGCAATGTCAGATTTCCATACGGCAAAAGCGGTATGAAGAAAGGTGGCAAAGTTAAGAAACAAGGATACAACGCTAGACTAGATGAATCTTTAGGAATGAGAAGAGGAAAAGAGTCTGGTAAAAAACAATCTTACAAAGCAAGAAGAGACGAGTCCAAAGGAATGGAAAAAGCTATGGGTAGAAGAGCCTACGCTTCTGTAAAAACTATGGACAAAGGTCGTAAAAAAAGAGGTTAATTATGGCTGGGTACGGAATACAAAAGAAAGGCACTGGAAGAGCAATGATGAAAAAAGGTGGAAGATCTTTTCCTGATTTATCTGGTGATGGTAAAACTACATTTAAAGATATTTTAATTGGTAGAGGTGTTTTTAACATAGGCGGCAGAGCTAACCTGTTAGAAGAAATGGGTAGAATTGATTCTGAAAAAATGAACCCTAATAGAAGAGCTGAAAAAAGAAGAGTTATCAGTGAATTAAACAGAGGATACAAAAAAGGTGGAAGAGTTGGTTTTAAAGACGGAACCCCTAAAATGATTTCAATACCTACTGAAAAACAAGTTAGCAAAAGAGGATTTAGAGTATCGTCTAAAAAAGTTCCTTCTGGTGGTAAAGAACACCAAGCTTTCTTAAAAAAACAAGCGACAGAAAATAGAGATGGTATGAAAAAAGGTGGTAAAGTTCCTAAAGGCTATCACAGAACTAAAGATGGCAGAGTTGCTAAAAAAGGTCTGTACTATTATATGAACAGAGCTAAAAAAAGAGGAACTAGCAAACCAGGAAAAGGTTCTGTTACCGATAAAGCTTTAAAACAATCAGCAAAAACAGCTAAAAAATAATGGGTATATTTGGCATAGCTAAAAGAGGTTTTGGTATGCTTGGCCGAAAAGGCAAAGTAGGTAAAACTATTACTGGCGTAAAACCTAAATCTACTGCCATTGGCAAATATAAAGTTCGTAATCTTAAAGGTCTGGGTCAAGCAAAAAGAAGTCTTGCTAACACAGAAGCTGGAGCTAAAAAAACAATAGCGCAAGCTAAAGACATTTTTCGTAGAGATCTTGCAGTAAGTTCAGCAAAAGTATTAAGAAGAGCAAAAAAAGCTAAAAAAGAAGCTGACGTGTTTACTAAAAGAATTTTAAAAACAGATAGATAAATGAAAGAAAAAATTAAATCAGTTTCTGCCAAACTTAAAAAGGCATCTAAAGCTCACGCTAAACAAGCTAAAGTATTAGACGGAGTTGTAAATGCTGAAAACGGAGGATATATTGGTTCTTATATCTCTGGAGATCTTGCTGGTAAAAAAGTAAGTAATCCAAGTTATAGAAAATATTATAAAGGTTTACTATAGAAAGCATTAATGGCTAGTTTAGAAAGTGTAATAATAAGAATAAACAGATTTTTAGAAAAAAGAATTCAAGATTTATCTGTCAATATCACGTCTGGTGGGGTTGACAATATGGAGTCTTATAAGTATATAATAGGACAGATTAACGCCTATGAGGCAACTAAACAGGAACTCTCTAACCTGCTAAACGATAAGGAGCAAAATGACAGTAAAGGAACCATCGTCGACATCAACACCCGAAACACCTAAAATTATTACACCCAATAAAGAATTAGTCGGAGTTAAAAAATCCGAACCCAAAAAAGAAGTTACAAAAGATTCAGACAAATTACCAAAACCAACAGGTTGGAGAATTCTTGTTTTACCATTCAAAATGGATGAGAAAACAAAAGGAGGAGTGTTAATAACTGAGTCTGTTTTAGAGCGTCAACAAGTGGCGTCACAAACAGGATTAGTTTTAGCTATGGGTCCACAATGTTATACGGATAGGGAAAGATATCCAAATGGACCTTGGTGCAAAAAAGGCGATTGGGTCGTTTTTGCAAGATACGCAGGATCGCGTATCCAAATAGAAGGTGGAGAAGTTCGTCTTTTAAATGAAGATGAAATATTGGCAACCGTGAAGGATCCTAAAGACATCCTACACGCATATTAATCATAGGAGGATAAACTATGCCTGACGAAGAAAAGAAAATGGTAGACATCGATACCTCTGGCCCAGGGGCCGAGGTTGATTTACCAGAAGAAAAAGTCAAAGAAACAGAAGCTGAAGTTAAGACTGAAGCTACAGAAGAAACGAAAGAAGAACCAAGAACCACGGAACAAGAAACAGTAGAAACGAAACAAGAAGAAACAAAGGAAGAAACACAACCAGAAAAACAAGACGACAAACTAGAAGAATATAGCAAAGGTGTTCAGTCAAGAATTGCAAAACTTACACGTAAAATGCGTGAAGCTGAAAGGCAAAGAGATGCAGCTACTGAATATGCAAAAGCCGCTGAAATAAGTCGTAAAGATTTAGAAAAACGATTTGAAAAATCGGACGAGCGTTATATGAAAACGTTTGAGTCTAGCATTAAAAGTGGAATGGAATCTGCTCAATCACAATTAGCACAAGCCATTGAAGCCGGAGATGCAAAAGCCCAAGTCGACGCAAACAAAAGGATTGCACAACTAGCATTTGATAATGCAAGGTTAGAACAGAAGAAGGCAATGCAGGAAGACGAGAAGCCAGCAACACCTTCAGAAGTTAAACAACCTACGCAGCCGACAAATCAAATGGCAGAGTCTGATCCTAAAGCAGAGGGCTGGGCAGCTAAAAATACGTGGTTCGGTCAAGATCGAGCTATGACATTTACAGCGTTCGAAATTCATAAAGATTTAGTAGAAAAAGAAGGTTTTGATCCTAAATCTGATGAATACTATGCGGAAATAGATAAGAGAATTAAAGTTGACTTTCCACATAGATTTGGTAAAACTGAAAATATAGCAACGACCAAACCCGTTCAGTCGGTCGCTTCGGCTAACAGAAGCGTAAAACCTGGTCGCAAAACTGTGAGACTCACTTCTTCACAGGTAGCAATAGCTAAAAAATTAGGAGTGCCACTCGAAGAGTACGCAAAACAATTAAAAATCACGAAGGAGGTATAGCGTATGAAAAAAGAAACTAAGACTACTTCTCGTGCGAACCAAACACGGTCAAAAACTGAGAGACCAAAAGTGTGGGTTCCACCATCTTCTCTAGATGCACCCCCTGCACCTGACGGATTCAGGTACAGATGGATAAGAGCAGAGAGCGTTGGATTTCAAGACATTAAAAACATAACTGGACGTTTAAGAGAAGGTTATGAATTAGTAATGGCTGAAGAAATCGAAAATGCTACTGACTATCCGGTTGTCGACTCTGGTCGATACAAGGGGGTAATTGGGGTAGGTGGCCTTCTACTTGCGAAGGTACCAATCGAGATTGCGAAGCAAAGACAAGATCATATGACTAGACGTCATAAAGATCGAAGCGAAGCCGTAGAAAACGATCTTATGAAGGAGCAGGATAAGAGGATGCCTATCAATATTGAAAGGCAGTCTCGTGTAACCTTCGGTGGTACAAAGAAATCCTAATTAGGAATTCGTGGGTTAATCCCTATCATCGATTTAACTAAATCGTCTATGAACAATTAAGTGCATAGACAAAAGGAGTAATAACTATGGCAAATAGTAACACGCAAGGTTTTGGTTTGATTCCTGCGGGTCAGTTAGGTGGAACACCTGCGACTCAAGGACAAGGCAAATACAAAATCGACGCTAATTATGCCACTGCATTATATCAAGGGTCTGCGGTTCGTCTGGACAATCCAGGTGGAGCAGCAACTAACCCTGGTTATATAATCACGGCACAAGCGGCTATCACCAATGACACAATTGGTGTACTAAATGGTGTGTTCTACAACGCGGCTACAACTTTGAAGCCAACTTGGCAGAACTACTACAACCAAGTTACTCCGGCAAACAGTGAAGATATAACAGCGTTTGTTATTGATTCTCCATTCCAACTTTTCGTTGGTGCTGCAGACACAGCTGTAACACAAGCCCAAATCGGTATGTCCGTTGGGTTGACTGTAACAGCAGCTGGAAGCACAACAAGTGGTCAATCAAGTTCAACGTTAACTATCGGTACTATCGCTAACACCGCAAACCAATGGAGACTATTAAGAGTTTCTGATGATCCTTCTAACGAAGACATCACACAACCTTTCGCGTCTTACGTGGTTGTAGCTCAACAGAGCGAGTGGTTTGGTGAAGGTACAGCTGGACAATAATAGGAGCATATAGACTATGGCAATATCACGAGCACAACTAGTTAAAGAACTAGAACCAGGTTTAAACGCACTATTTGGCCTGGAGTACAAACGTTACGAGAATCAGTCATCTGAAATCTACGTAACTGAATCAAGTGACAGAGCTTTCGAAGAGGAAGTAATGTTATCTGGATTCGCAAACGCACAAGTAAAAGCAGAAGGTGCTGGCGTATCTTATGACGACGCACAAGAAACTTTTACAGCACGTTACACAATGGAAACGGTTGCGTTAGCGTTCGCTATCACAGAAGAAGCTATGGAGGACAACCTCTACGATAGAATTTCTTCTAGATACACAAAAGCGCTAGCAAGATCTATGGCAAATGCTAAACAAGTAAAAGCAGTTGAACCTTTAATAAATGGGCTACCTCAAACGGCTACATTTAATTCAGGCGACGGCGTTGCTTTATTTAGTACTTCCCACCCAACAATTGCTGGGACTTTCCAAAACACTTTATCTACACAAGCAGACTTAAACGAAACATCGCTTGAACAAGCGATTATCGACATCAGTAATATGACTGATGAAAGAGGTCTAAAAGTGGCAGCTAAAGCTGTTAAAATGATTGTTCCTGCAAACAACCAGTTTAATGCTGACAGACTGATGAAGTCTCAAGGTAGAACTGGAACTGCTGATAACGATATCAATGCTATCGTATCAATGGGAATGGTTCCTCAAGGTTATAGAGTGAACAATTACCTAACTGATACTGATTCTTGGTATTTAATCACGGACGTTCCTAATGGAATGAAAATGTTCGAAAGAGCACCGTTGAAAACAGCAATGGAAGGTGATTTCGACACTGGTAACGTAAGATTCAAAGCTAGAGAAAGATACGTATTTGGCGTATCAGACCCTAGAGGAATCTTCGGCTGTCAGGGTGCGTAATAGCTAACTAATTAATGAGGCGGACCATAAATCCGCCTCATTTTAAGATTTAAATACAGGTGAGATATGTTAAAAGACTTCCGAATTATAATAATGGCTTATGGGTATAGAACAGAGTTCCAAGTAAAATGCGAGGATTCTTCTGAAGCTATAGAACAATCTATAGTTGACAAATTGGGAGAAAAGAGTATAAAATGGGACACAACGGGATTTTATGATAAGTCCCGAAAATGGATAACCTATGAGGAGGTTATAAATGATCCAAGACCTGTACAAACAGAAAAAGTCCTTGGAGTTGAGTTGGGAGCAAGAACACCTTAACGAAGGTAGATACACTCTCAATATGGTCAGGATAGATGATAAAATTAGAGAAATCATCACCGAGATCAAGCTAGAGGAAGCTAAAATTGCAAACAGAGAAAACGCAATTTTAAACTCTGCTCCACAAGTGTCAGTAGCTACTTAATACAAAACGCTACATTATTGAAAATACCAATTCATCACGGGATCTCTTGCACTAAATTAAAATTTAGCGTATAAAAGAA